ATTTCAGCTCGGTTTAATACCACAGTTGTTTACGCTACAACCACCCCGACTATTGCGCTTCAGTCCAATGGCGTAGCTATTAGCAGCGCATCAAATACCACCGCTTTTGGTGGTACAGGCACGACGGAATTGGCGCTTGGTAATAACTCTCCTGCTGGTGCAGTTCTAGTGGCTAACGTAGGCCCAATTGATGCAAACATCACATTCACCCAAGCCAATGTAACGGCTACTTCTGGTGCTGGTGTTCTGACTATTACATACGCTGTACGTAATCCAGACGGCGGCGCTTTCCCCACGTCTGCTTAATAGTCTCAGGGGCTTCGGCCCCTATTTTTTAGGAGATTAGTTATGCAACAGACTGACGTAAAAGCTGCGACATGCCCATCCGCCGTAACTACAACGGCATATTTGGGAAGAACGCGATTAAAAGGTTTAAACATTTCTGCAACGCTAGCAGCAACAGTGTCCATTTTAGATGGTGATACTACTTTGTTTACATACACAGCATCAGTTGCTGGGCCAATACCAATAAATATTCCGGGCGAAGGTATATTGTGCGCGACAAGTCTTGTAGTAACCTGCTCTGCTGGAGCTAATGCGGTAGTGTTCTATGGCTAAAGCAGCGCCCAATTTGTCAGTTGGTCGTGGTGAAAAACTCGCTACTTCCAAAGGCGCTGGCCTGACTGCAAAAGGTCGAAAGGCCTATAACGCGGCTACGGGTAGTAATCTAAAGGCTCCACAGCCCCAAGGTGGCGCTCGCAAAGATTCATTTTGTGCAAGAATGAGTGGAATGCCGGGGCCTATGAAAGATGAAAAAGGCAAGCCTACCCGCAAGGCTGCTTCACTAGCTAGATGGAAGTGCTAATATGGCCGATTCAGCTTTACTGGTAGCGCGAGAACTCGCAACACACGCCTCAGACATCCAACATTTGCAGCGGGATATGGATAAGTTAACTGAAGATATGGCTGAAATTAAAAGAAGTTTAGCCGCTATTAATACTACGCTTTCCGAGGCCAAAGGTGGCTGGAGAATAATGCTAATGGTGGCAGGCGCAAGTGGAACAATTGGAGCGGCGCTTACTCAAGTTACGTCTTTGTGGCAGGGGAAGTAAAATGCCTTCTAAAACTTTAAAGCAGCATAATTTTATGCAGGCAATCGCACACAGCCCCGCGTTTTCTAAGAAGGTAGGCGTTTCTCAGTCGGTAGGTAAAGACTTTTCAGAGGCCGACAAAGGTAAGAGGTTTGGTGCTGGCGGGGCAGCTCGTCCAGATGCGGAGAAGGTAAACAAGTCAAAAACCGATCACGGTAAAATGGCTTTATTCAATAAAGGTGGTGATACTATGGCTACAAAAGGCGTAAACCCATTTGCTAAGTTTGAAAAATCAGGCAAAGACGTGGAAAAGAAGGGCATGAAAGAAGGCTCTAAAGCGGACATGATGCTGGACAAAAAGCAGATGGCTATGAAAAAAGGCGGCATGACCAAGATGGCTAAAGGCGGCGGTATTGAGTCCAAGGGCAAAACCAAGGGCACGATGACCAAGATGGCTCGCGGCGGCAAGACTTGCTAAGGAGCTGACATGGCAAAACCATCTGATCAAGAGATTAAAGACATGCGTGACCAGCCAAAGCTGGAAGAGGCGTACAACAAATCTTTAACCAATACACCAATGGCTCCAATGCCCAAGGCTTCGGCTCCGGTAAAGAAGGCTAAGGGCGGCTCTGTATCTTCTCGTGCAGATGGTATTGCCCAACGGGGTAAGACAAAAGGCCGCATGGTGTAATCATGAAAAAACCCATACAAAAAACTAAGCCGCGTCGTTTTGCCGAAGGCGGAATGGCGGAAGAAGCCGCATTTAAAATTAAAGGTTTAGAAGAATCCAACAAAGACGTGCCTAGTGGATTTTTTGAACGTTTGCGCATGGGCAACATTGATGACCCCAGTTCAGAGGCATACAAACGACTTGGTGCTGGACGTGGAAGGTCAGCGGCAGTTCCAGTAGAAGATCGCACCCCAGTCCCAGTTAATCAGATTAAAGATGAAGATTCATTTGAACGAGTCATCAAAAATGCAGCGATTAATGATCAGGGTGAGGTTATTAAGCCAGCTACGTCAACACCTACGCCTCAAGCCAAAAAGACAATGGCAAGTGTGCCGGATAAGGCCGATGACAGGTCTAGTTATAAATATTCTAGTTTAACTAATAAAGAACTAGAAGATTACGCAGCAGACAGAAAAAAAGCCAACTACGAAGCAGCAATAAAAGCAGCCGCGAAGCCAGAGGCTAAAGAGGCTATGCGCAAACAAGCAGAAAGTGATGCAGTAGAGGGCGTGTATCCAGAACAAATGTTGGGAGGCGTTGGAATTAAATTTATAGCTCGTGCGGCCAAAGCGCTTGCTGAGCGCACAGGCGGGAAAAGAGTCTTGAATACAATTAGTCAAAAGGCTATAGAGGCCCCAAAGCCACTATTAATTGGTGGCCCAAGAGCAATCAATGGGTCTAATGCAATTAAAGGTAGTGGAGATGGTTTTGTCATGTACAAAAAAGGTGGACAAGTAAAGAAAATGGCTTCTGGAGGTCCAGTATCCTCACGCGGTGATGGTATTGCCCAACGGGGTAAAACTCGCGGAAAGATGTGCTGACATGATTGCTTCTCGTGGCATGGGAAACATTGACCCGGCAAAAATGCCTGGCGGCAAGAAGAAGGCACGTCGTGACGATACTGACCTCACTCAGTATGCCGATGGCGGCAAGGTGGGTCTGTATGCCAACATCGCAGCAAAACATGCTCGTGGTGAGAAAATGCGCAAGCCGGGGCAAAAAGGGGCACCCACCAATCAAGCATTCATTGACTCAGCAAAGACGGCTAAAAAATGACTACTTCCGGCGTAAGCAACTTTAACATGGATTTAACAGAAATCGTAGAAGAAGCCTACGAACGGTGCGGCTCGGAAAGCAGATCGGGATATGATTTGCGTACTGCACGTCGCTCACTTAATCTTTTGTTTGCTGATTGGGCTTCACGCGGAATTAACATGTGGACGTTTGAGCAGGGGACTATTCCACTCGTTCAGGGTCAGGCTACATACCCCCTGCCAGCAGATACTGTAGACCTTTTAGAGCACGTCATTCGCACGGGCGCAGGTAATAGTGCAACACAGTCAGACTTGACTATTAGCCGAATCAGCATATCAACCTACACAACACTGCCAAATAAGCTCCAACAAGCCCGTCCAATCCAAGTGTGGATAGAGAGGCTCAACACCCCACAATTTACTGTCTGGCCCGTTCCTGATGGCTCCCAGCAGTATCAGTTCGTGTACTGGCGTATGCGTAGAATTCAAGACGCGGGAACAGGCGTAAACACGATGGACATGCCCTTCCGGTTTATCCCTTGCATGGTTGCTGGCTTGGCCTATTACTTGGCTATGAAAATACCGGGTGCTATGGAGCGTTTGGGCGTATTAAAAGAACAGTACGACATGGCTTGGGAATTGGCTTCGACCGAAGATCGTGATAGAAGTCCCATCAGGCTGGTTCCTCGTCAGATGCACATAAGCTAAAACTATGGGCAATAGATTCGCATCTGGAAAAAATAGCATTGCCGAGTGCGATAGGTGTAGCTTTCGCTTTAAGTTGACCGAGCTTAAAAAAGAAGTTGTTAAGGGCAATATAATTGACTTGCTGGTTTGTCCTGAGTGCTGGACACCTGACCAGCCACAGCTAATGCTTGGAACTTTTCCGATTGATGACCCGCAAGGCATACGTGACCCTCGCCCAGACAGGAGTTATCAGGTTTCTGGACTATTGGAAGATGGTTACAGCGGCGGCGGTAGTAGGATATTTCAGTGGGGCTGGAACCCGGTTGGTGGCTCTAGTAGTTTTGATGCAGCGCTTACGCCCAATAACTTGGCATTAAGCATATTAGTTGGTACAGTCACTGTATTTGTGACATAAGGAGTTTACGATGGATAAGAAGCAGGTCAAAGCAATTGCAGACACTGAGGCCAATAAAGCCGTCAAGGGTCACGTAAGCAAGCTGCACAAGGGGGCTATGAAAATGGCCAAAGGTGGAGTTACCTCTGACCAAGCCATGAAGCTAGGCCGTAATATGGCACGCGTTGCAAATCAAAAATCGGGCTAAGGAGCAGATATGGCTACGTTCAGCAAAAAGATTATGGGCAAAGAAGTTGGTGATGCCAGCGTCTACGCGCCTCCACACAATATGGATGGTAAAGCCATTTCAGGTGCAGTCCCTACACAGTCAGGTACAGAGTACATGCGCAGTATGAACCCCGGTGTGGGTGTTGTTAGTAAGGGTAACTACCCGGAAACCAAAACCACGGGTATCAAGATTCGCGGTACTGGTTGCGCCACTAAAGGCGTGACAGCTCGTGGGCCAATGGGCTAAGGGTTAACCCTTGAACTACCAACAGCTTACGTCATCGTTACAAGCGATGACCGAAAACCAATTTCCAGACACGTATCTGGCGGACGGTTCGACGTTCACTACCGCCCAACAATTAGCATTATTTGTGACTCAAGCCGAGCAGCGGATTTTCAACACCATTCAGTTTCCGTCACTTCGTAAGAATGTAGTAGGCACGATTAACGCAACAAACAAGTATGTAGCCTGCCCCCTAGACTTTTTGGCTACCTATTCAATTGCTGTGATTGATGCTACTGGCGCGTATACGTACTTGCTAAACAAGGATGCTAACTTTATCCGTGAGGCATATCCCACGCCGACGAGTACAGGACTCCCCAAATACTACGCACTATTTGGCCCAGCAGTGTCTGGCAGCACTATATCTAATGAGCTGACTTTTATTCTTGGCCCTACTCCTGATGCAGCTTACAGCACAGAACTGCATTATTTCTATCTTCCAGAATCAATCACTACATCTAATACATCTTGGTTGGGTGATAATCTAGACTCCGTTTTGCTGTACGGCGCACTTGTAGAAGCCTATACATTTATGAAGTCTGAAGCCGACATCATGGGCTTCATTCAAGGCAAGTACCAAGAGGCACTCGGACTTGCTAAGCGCTTGGGTAACGGCATGGAGACCACTGACCAGTATCGCACTGGACAACCCAGAGTGCAGGTGAAATAATATGGCGTTTACCGGAAACTTCGCTTGCAATAGTTTTAAAGTAGGACTTCCTAGTGGAGTTTTTAGTTTAACTACGGGAACTACGCAAGTCTACAAAATGGCGCTGTACACAAACAACGCTTCGTTAGATGCGACTACAGCAGCCTACACGACTTCTAGTGAGGTTGTAGCGTTAGGTTATACAGCGGGTGGCGATACACTGGTTGTAAGCCAAGTCCCCACAGTGGGTAGCGGAGGCGGAACCACTGCGTATCTGTCGTTTGCCAATGCGGTATGGACTTCGGCTTTAACAGCCCGAGGCGCTTTGATATACTTGGCCAACGGAACGACCAATCCAGCGGTGTGT